GGCCACCACCATCGGCCGGCGTACCGCTCAAATAACGGCTGCATGATCAGCACGTTGCCGAGCACGATCATCACAAGCGCTACGCTGGTGATGTGTCGGATGCTTTCGAGCGCCGTCTGGATGTCAACATCCGTGCTGTGCCGCCATCTGAGCCAGTAATAGCACTGATGCGCGGCCAGACCGATCTTGACCATCACGGCGCCGGACAACCGCAGCTGCATCTTTGGGTCTGAATTATGGTGCCTGTAGTGCGCCAGCACGATTGCCGCCGCCAGCGCCGCGGTCCACGTCAGGAACCGGAACGAGGCGACGAAATCAGGGTCTGCGAATGACACAGAAAGATCCTCCGCTATGCGTTTCTGCCCGCCGGCACCGCCTCGCCCCTGCAACGCCTGTTTTCGTCGATCAGCCGCCGCCCCGCGCGATTCTTGCGCCACTCCGCCGACTCGTGCCGGTCAATCCATTTTTGCAATGCCGCGACGGAATAAGCCGGCCGCCCGCCTGAATTGACGTCCGGCTTGGGTACGCCAACCCATCGTCGGAACTCGTCTGCGTCCTGCTTTGACGGCTTGGGGCATCGCATCGCGGCCGTATCCGTCACGACGGACGCACCCAGGCTAACGGCGTTTGAGCTTGTCCCGCATCCATGGATCATCGGCAGACAGCACGCCATCGCGAGAAAGGCCGGGGTTTTCAGTATGAGACCGCGCACGGCTAGACTCCAATTCGTCTTCAAGTCGGTTCAACGCGATACGATCCTGCTCCAAATCCGCAAGGCGGGCGGCAAGCGTTTCCCGGGCCTGCGCATGAGCGGCCCGCTCGGCGGCCAACTGCGCCCGCAATCGGTTGGCCTCGACCTCGTGGATGCTCACAACGGCGGGCCCGCGCGGCGACGTGAACAGCCCGAACGCCTGCCAGGCAACGAACGCGGCGGCGGCAATAGCCACCAGATGCACCACATATCGCCCCAAATTGAGCGCTGGCAGGAATTTTGACCCGTGCAGCACCAACGGCCCCAGAACTGGCGAAACCAGCCCCCAGAGCTTCAAAATGAGATACCAAACCGTGATCATGATACCGGCCCTCCGATATGCCGGCCGGTTTGATGGTCCGTGAGACGCAGCCAGAGTATGCGCAAGCCTTTCCGGTATCGCCTCCAACCAAGACAGATAAGAGCGGTGCCGCCGGCAAAAATAACCGCGCCCCAACCCCACGACGCGACGATTCCAGCTAAGGCATCGCTCGCCTCTTTGACCTGACTCATGCCGGCCAAGCCGACGCCGGCCAGAAGCGTGACCACGCCCTCGTTTTTCTCGCCCTTGGCCTCTTTGGCAATGCGCGACGTTTGCACGATCTCTTTTTCCGTGACCATTTCTCTATGACCGTTCGGAAACTCGACCTTTTCAACGTCACGGGACTCTATAAAGCGAGCGGTCTCGTGCGTGAGCTTGCCCGTCGGCTCCAAGCCGTTCTGTTTCTGAAATGCCCAGATCGCGGACTCGGTGCGCGGGCCAATAAATCCGTCAGGTGATCCAGCCCCATAGCCGAGCTCGCCGAGAATACGTTGCGACTCGGCAATCGTTTCTTGATCGGTGACAAGATTCGGTTCCGCCTGTTTCGCAACGCCGTGCATTGCGGCGCGCGCAACCGAGAATTCGAATAGAGGGCTTGGATCGATCTTGCGCCCCGGCGAAATATGATAGTGGCCAAGCACTTCATCAATCGTTGGATAAGCCTTGCACAGCGCCTCGATGATTTTCGAATTAACGTCGATTTGCTTTTTCGGGTACGGCAGCCAATAGCCACGGCCGTGCGATTTCGTGGTGACCTGCTTGACGTCCTCAATCGGGTACGTCCCGCCCCACCACCCTCGGACGTTGTTGCCAACGCGAACAAGCCGACCCGGCGATACCAACTCGATGCCGATCGACCAGCCGTTCAAACTGCTGGCACCTTTCCAGTTCGATCGTCCGGCATGGTATGCCGCACGGTCAAAGCGCACCGATTGGACGATCTCGCCATCCATCCCAACCGTGACGTGTGCCGACACGCGTGACTTGCGTTTCAGGAACCAATTGACCGCCGCCATGAGCGACGGCCCCGCCGTGTCATGGTCGATAATTTTGCGCGGCACGATGCGGCCGCCGTGGTTCGGCGATGGCTTATAGGGCACTTGCTCGCCGTCAACAAACAGGTATCCGTTGCGGATTTCGTATCCCTTAGCCATGCCGCTCACCCGTTAAAATATAAAGTCGCCCGTTCATCACGGCCAAGCGACGGCGTCAATCTCAGCGAACGTCGTGATGGTCTCTGAATCAATGTCCGCGATAATGCCCGACTGCACCGCGAAGCACGCCTGCACATGCGCAAACACGGCGGCATAAATCGCTTTGAACTGGGCACCCGTCAGAGTCACCGAGCCCGCGAGCGTCACGAACTCCGCAGTATCCTCGTCGGCTATGCCTGCCGCTGCGCCCTGCAAGAGTAGTTTCGCGCGATCGTCGGTCGGGATATCCATGCCAGTCACAACAATGCCGCCCGTCTCCGCATTCCAACGCAGATCGGCCGCGTACGCTTTGAGCCTATCTTTCGTCGGCCCCGGTGCGACATAATCAGAGCCATCCCACGTGTTGCCAATGCGGATCGTGTCATGCTCCGGGTCGCCCATTGTCAGGCCCGCACCGGGATCGTGACTTTGCCAATCGGCGCCATCCAGATCCAGCAAATCGACAACAACATTGCCGGCGTCGAGCACGGGATAAAGTTGGGTTGATGTAACGGTTCCTGATGCATCCATGCGCGTTCGAATGTGTGCCATTAGCTGTTTGCCCATCCGTAAAGATGAAAATCACCTGACGCGATATTGCCAGACGCCATGACAAGCCGGATCGCATCAGTGTCCGCTGCGGTATTGTATTTGCCCCAGCCATCGCTCATCGCCATGCTGCCGTCAGCCTTCTGTTTGCCCATCTCCCAGCCGACGCTCGTGAGCGTGCCGGAGTCTCGCGGATCATAAATTTTGAGATCGAACCAGGCCATGCAGTCTGCAGCCGTATTGCCGACGTCGCTCTCTGTGATGATCTCTGTGTGGGCCGTGTCCGTTATAAATGTGCCCGCCTTGCGCCATGCATAGGAATAATCTGATGCGCCAGTCTTAAATGTCGAGCCGGCGTCATCGCTGAACAGTATTTCAAGATACGTGCCGTCTGTAGCCGGTATGACCTCTTTGCCAATAATCTGGAATTTTGTGTATCCGCTCGGGAGAGCAAAATCGACCGTCGCGCTGGCGCTTGCTGACGCAGTGCCGATGTAGACAAGCGAACCCGATGATGCGTCTTGAAACGACGGAGCGGCGCCTGCTCCATTTGATGTCAGCACCTGGGTTGCCGCTCCAGGGCCAACAGTCGTTGGATTGCCGCTTGCATCGTACGTGATGATTTCCCCGTCTGTGCCGCCGGCCATCTTGGCGAGCGTCACGGCGTTGTCATCGATTTCCGCGGTGCCAACTGTATCGAGCGCCGCAAGCGCGCCGCTGTCAGTAACGTCCGAGAGCGTGTGACTATGCGCGCCAACCGTGCCGCTTGCCGCCGCTGTCAGCCGCCCCTGCGCATCGACCGTAATATCGGCGTTAGTGTACGAGCCGGACGTGACGGCCGTGTCATCCAATTGCGCGGGGCCGACGGTATCCAGAAGCGCCAGCGCGCCCAAATCATCAGCAGATAGCGTCGTCTCGATCCAAACCGCTCCTGTCGCCGTCGCGTCAACGCATCGATAAGCTTTATCGCCAGACGTATCAATCCAGATCGACCCAACCGCGAACGCGCCGTTCCCTGACGTATTCGCGCTATCATCATCGGCTGTCGGCGCCGAGGTGGCGTCCAGCTTCGAAACCGGCGTTTCCTCGTCCAACGCATCGCACAAGTCGGTCAGCAATGTGCGGAGCTTTGAAGGCGTGATGGAATTTGGCGCTCCGTCAACGATCTGGGCAACAATGGCTGCGCGCGCTGTTGCGACTGTCGTCATCATGCAAACTCCAAGACGAGGATGCAGCCCGAAGCACCGGCGCCCGCCGTCACTTGCGCGTCCGAACCGCCGCCGCCCGCGCCGTACGCCGTCGCGGCAATGCCGGCGCCGTCCCCGGTGCCGTTCTGCGTTCTAGCGCCGCCCAGACCACCGCCGCCCCAGAATGAAGATGCGCCGTTACCGCCGGTTGATGACGTCGCCGCCTCGCCCGCCGCCCCGCCGATTTTGAACGTGCCGACAGTCGCCGTTCCGCCTTCTCCGCCGGACGCTTGGCCGCTTGCGTCGTTGGTATACCCGCCATTGCCGCCGCCGGCCGTCGCGTGCGATCCAAAACTCGTTGAGCCGCCATTGCTGCCCGATGAACCGGACGACCCGCCGGCGCCGCCCGCACCGATTGTGCACGCGACCGTGCTAACGGCGCTCAGATCAACAAAAGTGATGACTGTTGCGCCGGCGCCGCCGCCGCCGCCCTCCTCAGAATGACTGGTGGGTGATGCGCCGCCGCCGCCGCCGCCCGTCGCGAATACAAGGGCCTTGGTTGTGTTAGTGGTCTTGGTGTAGGTGCCGGACGCCGTTACCACCTGCATCCCGAGAATGCCGCCGCCGGCGCCCAACAGCGCGGCAAGCTGCGCATATGTGATGCCTTTGTGCTCGCTGTCCGCGTCGTCGTAAAAGGCAAAGACGTCGGCCGCGAGCGGCGTGCCATCCGCGGTCAGGCCGGCGAAATTAAGGTCGCCCTGGTTTGATCCGTTGACCTGCCATCCCTCGCCCGATGACACGGCCGGAGGCGACGACGGCGTTTGCCCGACATAGAGAGCATTCGACCAGGCCGGCAACTGCCACGATCCAGCGCCGATCGATGGCCGATAAATCAGCTCAACCACCCGCCCATCCATGCACCCCGAAATCAGCGCGGCCTGGACGTGATCCACGATCGCCTTTGCGCCAAGCCCGAACGCATTGAGCGTCGACGCGCCGGTATTGGCAGCGCCCGGCTTGAACTTGACCGTCAACCCCTCAAATAGCGCCTTGGGCGGCACGAAATCGCCAGTCATAGCGACAACGTAAGCGTTCGCTGCCCCGCTATCGGTGCACCAGAGCGCGCCGGACGCGTGCCGCGTGATCGATTCGGCGAGCATGTCGGTTGCCGTGTCTGGGCCGGCCGCAGCGTCCAAGCTCAGCCCGCCGGCCGTGACGGCCGTTTCAAGCTCCAAATTGCGAACGTTGTCCTCTTCGGCCGTCAGGATGCCGGACGCCGCCGGCGCGGTGTCGTTCACCTTGGTCGTAAAGTCGCGCATCAGCTGTATTCCTCGTCAAAGTCGTCGGTGAATGTGTCGCCCGTTCCGTTTGGCGGAATGGCGGGGTACTCGTTCCAGATGATCAGGACATTGGCCGGCGCGATCCGTTCAATGAAGCAGCGAAACCCGCCGGCATACGTCGACTGCGAATCGTATGGGATCGGGTACTTGTCCGCCTCGACGCCGCTGGCGTCGTACGGATAACCGCCGCGCGGCTGATCCAGGATGTCGATGTAAATCCGGAAGCGGCCGAGCTTCGGGAAATTGTAGTACGGCCGCGGGTAATATTGCGCATAGAGCGCCGGACGCTGCACCAGCCAGCCCGGTGTTATTCTGACGGTGACGCTAAACAGTGCGGCCAGCGTCTCCCAGTCTGCAATTGTATTCCAGCGCGTTTTATTAAGCCGGAACGCGATCCATGCACGCCGATCCGCTGCGGTTGATCCGCGCGGCAAACACTTGTCGGGCAGCCCGACCGCCGCCTCCCATTCACCAAGCAATTCCGTCGACGTGCGATAGTCAATTTTCTCATGCAACGCCGCAAGAAAAAGCCAGCATGCTTGATGAGCACGGCCAAGCGCTGTCACAAAGCGGTAGGCGAGCTTCCCCGGGATACGGAAGCCCGCCCACGCCTTCCCGAGCGGTAGATGCGCTTGCAACACCTCCCTGGAAACTGGTTTAGCTGTCAGCCACGTCTCAGCCATCAGATTGACCACTGGATGCCGGTTAGAACGGGAAACGCATCAACAGGTAAAGCGATATCAAGCGTTGGAGTGTCGAGGTCGTATCTTTCGAGCGACTGGCCCGTGTCCGCGTCGTAAGCCTCACGAATGGCGCAACGGATATCCTCAATTGCCAACACGCCGCCCCATGAGGCTTTTTCGGCCAGATATTCGATCAGACTGGATTTGATAGATGCACGCATGCCGGGTGTGTCGGGCGTGATCGACCGGAACCTGACTTGCAAGTTGTAGCGTTCTGGCGCGAGAACCTCGACGTCATCCGTCAACGTGTGAGCGGGAACGAGCGTGTCATGAATTTTCGTGCGGACCTGCGCCACTTCGGCGGCCGATGGAATCGGGTCGGCGTCGCCTTCGCGTAGGAATGAGATGCGCACGCGCCCCTCAACCGGGTAGCCGTCGTCGTAGACGCCGCTTGATGGCGCTTCGTCGCCGGTGAGCCGCCTCGGCTTGCGCACAAATACGCGCGTCACGCCCGGCACGGTCTTGGCAACAATCCGGATTTCATCGGCGGTGAATGTTCCAAAGTCGGTTGCAAGCCCTTCAAGCACACGGTCGCGCCACGCTTCCAAAGTCTCGAGTTCCGCGCCGTCTGCGAGGCCGCCGAACGTCACAAGCGCATCCGCATCAAGGCCGCTTGGCGGCGATGCAATCGACAGAGCCGCGCCGGACGTCAGGTTGCCGGCGGCGCCGGTCGTGTCCGCCGTGATCGTGACGTTGCCCCATACTCCGCTTGCCAGCGGATTGGGCTCCAACGGCGTGCCCGTAATCGATGCGTCGAGATCATACTCAATGGTGTTCGCATCAACGACGCGGATTTCGAAAGAGCCGTTTAACGATGCGTTCACACAGCCAGAGAACGTCAGTGTCATGCCGGATGCGAGGTTGTGCGCGGTCTCCGTGGTGAACCGGCCGACCTTCGGATCAAGGGTCGTTTCTGACGTGCCGACGATCGATTGCGAGACGACCGTTGCCGCATTGTCTGTCGTATAGGATTGCCCGCCCGTCGCCGTTATGGCTGAGCCGGCGGGCAGAATGGTTCCGGCCGTGCCTGTGATAACGACGTACCCTTGCGCAGCAGCCGGCTGATTTCGGCCGAGCCCGGTAATGTCAAGCCACCAGCCGATCTTGAAGAACGATTCCGACGCCGTTTGCGGGAACGGCTCATTGTCGGCATATCGTTTAAATGCGCGATAGAGCCCGTGTAGGGCCAGGAAGAACGATGTCGTGAGGCCGGAGACGAATGACCCCTTGCGCGCAATGGCCGACAGCTCGGATACTTCCGCCCGGACATACGACTGCCCCTGCGTGTCAACCTCTTTGCTTGTCGGGATTGTGACCGGCATTTACTGCGCCCTCAGTATGCCGGCCTCGGTGGCCGTCGCGATTGCGTACGCCGTCCGCGTTATGCGTCCGTCGGGCGTTGTGAGATCGATGAGAATGCTCAGAGCGCGCGTTTCAGGATCGGCGACGACCTGGGCCACAGCAGTGTCAATGATATCCTCGTCGGCCATCCATTCGAGCGCTGCCTCCGCCTCGGCGCGCACGCCGTTGACGGTGTTCTGCGTCATGCGTGCCTGCTCGTAAAACCACCAGCCGGACCCAAAGTTATGATCCGGGCCGCCGACAATGACGCTGCCAGGCCAGCCGCGGCGGCGAAGCGGGTCCGGGATGCCTTCGTCGTCGAATGCCCTTCGGTCAGAAAAGAGCGAAACCACGAGTGGGGACTCCAGGCCCGCCGAGGTTTTGAGGTCGCCGTCCTCGACAACCAAGTCGAACGTGCCTTCCTCGTCGATCTTATGTGCAAGGTCGATGATCATTCGTCGTAGCTCTTCGTTGCACCGGAGATAAGCGTTGCGCCGCACTGGGTGGCATCACCATGGCGCGCAACCTGCAACCCCTCGCACCACAGTTTCTCGCTGTGCTCGACGATCGGGTTAGGACCATGAATCGGGCAGCCTAGAATGTCTGTGTGACGCGCGATCAACTTGCCCTCACAAAGCGATTTCGAGGCGCTGGTGACGATGGCGCCGCCATGCGTCGATGTATCCCCCAGACGGGCAATGAGAGGCATGGCGCTCACGCTGGGTTGATGTGGACCGTTCCCGACGTCGACGTGATCACAACGTCGCCGTCGGAAATGTTCGTTTTCTTGGCGTCCGTCTGTTCGATCAGAGCGCCGGTTTTGAGGTTTTTTGCTCTGTTCTCGCCCGGCTTGTTGCCGTCGATGCGATCCGCCGGCGGGGCGAGTGCGATCGCGTAGAGCTTGCCCTCATCGCCGTCTGCGGGGATGATGAGCATTTGTGCGCCTTTGATCGGCGCGGAAACGACGCCGCCAAAATCGACAAGCATCGCGTCTTTTTCGTCGCCATCGTAGGCAACGCGGACAAGGCGGTGCGGCCCCTTGTCGTTGCTTTCCTGGATGAGTTCGCCGGTTCGGATCATGATCGCCCCAAATGCGTTGGACGAATCATCTCTAACAGAGTTCGGAAACTAACCCTGGCACCCCCCCCAATTGCCTTGGATGGCGGCCCTACTTGGTTGCGAGAACGGAACGAATTTGGTAGGAATTGGCACTATGGGATTCCGAAAGCAGATCATCACCGATACGATCGTCAAGGGGCTAAAGCCCGGCGACACGGTGATGGATACAAAGGTGGAGGGGTTTGGCGTGCGGCGGCAAACCAGGCGGGCGCACTATTTGTGCGGAAGCACCACAACGGCCGCAAGTGCTACCAATCCATCGGGGCACACGGCCCAGGCGAAATGACAGCCGGAACCGCGCGCAAACGGGCCGCAGCTATCATTTCTGCAATCCTAGAAAACGCACCTTCAGTGCAAAGCTTGTCCCGCGATCTGTCGGATGCAAACAAGCGAATTGCCGAGCTTTAAAGTATGGTGTCTGGAGGAGGCCGGAAGAATGACCAGAGATGAATGGATTAAACTACTAGCGCAGATAAGGCGGGACCTGCAAGAATCAATCGACGGGCATCCGGACAAAGAACTTGTAACCAGCCGCCGATTGATAAAGGCCCACAACGCCGTCACAGGTATTATCAATGAAGAGCTAGGTCTGACCGTATCGGGAGAAACCGACGACGCCGACAAACGCTACCAGAAACTGTCGGGCCGAGTGCTTAGTATTTTAGCCAGGAACGGCATCAGATCATCCGAGGAAATCGAAGGATTTGACGAAAGGGATCTCCGTCGGCTCCCGCTTGTTGGGAATAAGGCTATAAAAGAGATCCGGGACGCGGGAATCAATCTCATGCCTAAGCGGCTACCGCGAACAAAAGAGAAGTATGTTCCAGTCCGGACTAGGTGAACGTGCCGTCCGAAAACCGCCCCGGCGCGGAATGGCCGACGCCGCTTTTCGCGCCGCGCTGGCCCGACTTCGGCTGCTCGCTGGCATCCTTCGTGTAGGCATCGGCGACGGTGCATGAGACCTTTGTCGTCTCGCCGCCGCCCCACGTCTGCTCGAGCGTCACAGACTTGATGAACATATCGGTTGCCAGCAGGAAATGCGCATCGAACACCGGAATGATAAACCCCGGCCGCCACAATACGCCCGGCGCCATCGAAAACCCCTGCACTGTCGCCTCGTACTTGACGCCGTTGGCCCGCGCGAGGTTCGATTTCCAGGCCGCCGCGTCCTTGGGCGTCTTGCCCGCGATCGCCTGGCGCCCGCGGTAATGGATTTTCCGGGTCGGCCGCATGGCTGTGTCAAACGCATCGCCGATGTTTTGAGACATCGGGTTAGCCTGGCCGTCTTTCACGCCCTTGGCTTGCGTTTCCCAATACGGGTCCGACTGCGATTTCTGCCCCGCCGCCGAGTGCTTGTTGGCCCGGTTCTTCGATGAGTTCGAATAGGTCGCCTCGAGCACGTTGTTGCGCGGGTCGTCCTCAAACGACTTGTAAAGCATACCCGGGCCGCGCACTTTGCGGTTGCGGTCGATAACCAGGTTGCCCTTGCCGTCCGTGTTGAGCACGACCTGGCGTTTGTTCGCCCAATTCTTCAGGAAGTCGTGGCCGAAGGTGTCGATTGCGCCGCCGACTTTCTCGGACGGCCTGAACTTGTCCGGGTTGACCTTGTCGATTACCCTGATTCCAGACAGCCCCATCTTTCTGAGCGTGCCCTCGGCGACCTCTTTCAAGCTTTTTGGCGGGTTGTATTCCTGCTTGGGCCCGATCGTGCTGTCGACGAGATCCTGCGTTTTGTCGCGGATCGTGATGGTGATCTCGTGGTTTCCCCAACTGTGCGTTCCGTTGACGTCGTCGACGTAGCCCGTCACCACCGGCACGCCGTCGAAAATCACCACGGCCGGGTCATTCAGCCGCGCCGGGAAAGGATCGGCAGGCTGCTCCGTGATCGTGACGGTTGCTTCGTTCGACGCCTTGCCGAAATCCAGATTGGCAGAGACTTTTTTCCAGCCGGTGAATGGCTTCCCGGCGATCATGACAATGACGGGCATCAGTCGGTCACCAGCACGTTGATATTGCCCTCGATCCAGATCGGGTTCTGATCCGGGTTGAGGTCGATGATGGTGTCGGCGCTGCCCTCGCTGTCATAGAGCAGGTAGCTAAGTGACGCAGCCGGGATGCCTGGCGTCGTGACCTGCGCGATGCGCGGTGTGCGCAG